AGATACGCTTCTTCTGTATATCGCGTACCCACAGCTCTACTAGCTGCTCTAGGTTGTTTTCGTCGCTGGCAAAGAATGCCTTAATAGCTTTCTCAAAGTCGCTAGCGAAGAGTTTATCCTGCTCTTCACGGCTGTTGGTAAGTACGATCGGTCCAGCTATCTGGCTGGTAACATACGCGACGATACTCTCTAATGCTACGAAGGTTTGGTTTTCATTGTAGGCGCGTTGGTGCTTATACAGGCCCGTTTCGTCTATCTTACCAAGGTACAGCTTCGTGTTAGCGTTACGCTGCTTCTCTAGATCGAAGCCCTTACTACTATTCCAGTAGGTATGGCTGTCGTTAATACGGCTGTCGAGGTTACGGATAATCTCATTGTCGGGCATATCGAAGCTCAGAGACGCGAACGTATCAATAACGCCGGTACTACCCGCATAGTTGTCTACGTTGTTATTCTCTAGGACTGGCGTACCAGCGTCGGTTTGTAGTGGCATTACTTGGCTACCTTTATCGTATCAAGGTCTTGTATGGTTGTTGTTTCAAACCATTTAATTTGCTCTTCTGTCATAAGGTAGATCATTACTTACTATTCTTTCTATATATATCTAAAAATACCTCTGTAAGAGTTTTAGGTAGATTGTTATAAACAAGAGCCATTATTAGTTATTCTTATCTGATAGTTTAGCGAATTCTTGACTTATATGGTTATGTAGTTCCGCCTTCTGCTTCTTGTGCAGCTTGACTAACTTACGGAAGCCGATAACCCATACAAGTAACGTAAGTACACCACTCGCTATGATGTTCGGCCATATCTGGCCTGTATACCAGTCGAAGAAGTAGTGTAGCATATCGTCCATAGTTGTATTATTTCTTAACGTAACCCTTGTAAACGGCCAATAGGATAACCATTACGCTTACTATAGCATAGTTCGTTAGTACTGAAAGAGTATTTTGTAGACGCTCTTACAGCTATGGCACTTATGCTCTGTGAATACCGGGATACCGTCTATGTCTTTCTGGCCCATGAGTACACTCGCGTTCACTCCATATAGGTTGCTGAGTTCCATGCGCTTGGAGTTATGCTTGAACATGATACGACCACAGCGTACGCAGCGAAACTCTACCAGTTCGCTTGTGGCGTGTTTGCCACCGTAGATGTATACGACGACTTCCATTATAAATACCTCCACTTCGTCGTAGACGACTTAGCGACTCGTGGCCTACCCGGTACAACGAGTGAATTCATAGCATGATGATCTTCAAACTTCTGAGCTATGGCATTGATCTGGTCTCTCTCCCAGTCGTCATACTCTATACGTGGCTGTATGCCGTAGTACGCTTCTTCTTTATGCATACGCCCCATGTGGACCTTTATACCGTTGTAACTCCCGAATGAGTGGGCTTTCATAAGCCTATGGAACCATAGTATCAGGTCTTCGGTTGCTAGATCCTCTTCTGTTAGCACCTTTAGTATTGGCTTCGATAGCGGCGTATCTCTACTGAATTCACAGAAGCGACACTTGGTTAGCATAAGTCTTCCTTTACTAGGCTATTAAACGTACGCCACGCAGGTATAAAGCTTTTAATAGATTGCAGCCGTTGGCCTTTAAGATACCTCCAACTCATATAGAGAAACCATATAAACCGTACTATCGTGTGTTCCATCAGTCTTCGTACTCACTCTCTCGTATGGCCCGTTTAATGTCTATCTGTCCACCTGTGGCCCATGCACCGTTATGCGTAATGGCAAAGCTTGGGGCTTCGGCTATGGCTGGGGCTGACTGGACTACGCCTGCTTCACCGTGTCCGACTAAGCTAGGCATTTGATTCATGTAGGCGGCACTATCGCTAGCGTCGTCATTGGCAGCCTTAGGGAATAGCTTTAGCTCCTCCTCTAGGTCTAAGCATTGGTTAGCCCCACCGTACGTAAGGTGTACGATCCCCCCATACTCATATCGTGGTACAAGCGCTTCTATGCGTAGCTCCTTCTGGGTGCCACCTGTCTTAAGCAGGACTATATCAAGGTACACGCCACGCTTACGCATTTCCTCTTTGACAATAACCATTAACGCTTGTGTAAATTGGTTATCCTCTATGCCTATCTTACGCAGGTTATAGCGGGACCAGTTGGTAAAGAGTAGATCGACTAAGCCGGTAGCGCTTAGCTTCTCTCTATAGCTTAGGAACTGCCACGTTGGGTAATCACTCTTAGCGTTGTTAATGAAATTCACGGTTATGCCTACGAAGTCCTTACCCTCTTTAACGTCGTCTCTTCCCCGTGGGTCGATCGTCATTACGTTATGCGTCTGGGTTATGTCTAGCGTCTCAAAGGCTTTATACCGAAACCACGCTTCTTTAAACTTTCTATTCTCTTCGTCAATCGGGTTCTGTTGATACAAGGCGCTAAACTCATATGATCCCATCGTAGAGCGCATTTGCTCTAGCTTGCTGGTAGAGAACTTATCAGGCCATAACGCCTGCCCTATGTCCCTGTGGTCGTCATTCTCTGTGGCGAGTGCCTTATACTGGATAATCTCCCATTCGTCGTACGGTTCACCGTTACGCTTGGCTAGATCACTGTCGCGTAGGATCCTGCCTGCTAGATCATCATCATGCCAACGCGTGAGTATAAGCACCATCATGCTTGCGCCTTCTTGCCGGGTGTAGAACGTGGAGCGGTACCAGTTATAACGACTCTCTCGTACTACGGGGCTATCGGCTTCTTCACGGTTCTTAAACGGATCATCTATTATACCTATCTTGAAGCCACGCCCTGTCAAAGCACCACCGACACCGACCGCCGTATAGCTACCACCTTCGTCTGTTACCCATTTACCCTTAGCCTTCGCGTCGCTGCGTAGCTTAGTATCGAACATAGCCCCGTACGTGTCGCTTTGCATGATCGTACGCGTAAGCATACCGAAGTCGGTAGCTAACTCATCACTATAGCTGCTCACCATAACGGGCCACTCCGGGTGCTTACCTAACACGTAGCTAGGAAACTTCTGAGTTGCCGTATCACTCTTGCCGTGGCGTGGTGGCATGAAGATAGCTAGCCGGACGTTCTCCCCACGCTCTAGAGCCTTAAGTCCTGCTTCTAGCTTATTGGCTATCTCTTGGTGGAACCATTGCATAGAGTAGCGCTTATCTATACCGACGCAGTATTCCGCAAATGTACCGTTATCGGCTATCTCCCTATAGAGTTGCCGGTAGTTAAACGCTTGAGTCTTCACGTGCCGCCCTTAGTGCTAGTAGCTGTTCGGCTTGTCCTGCTGTCATATTAACTTCTGGTACAAGGTCCTTACCGTCTGCACCTGTAAGCTCTTGACGGTCTCTATACCCGTGTTGCGGTTGCTTGAGTCTGAATATAGCCATAGTGGTATTGATCTTATTCTGCGTCCCTTCCCTAATCAAATACGCTTCTTGCTTTCGGACTAAACGCTTTATAAGACCAGAAAATTCTTTCCAATCGTAAAGATTCTGATATATAATGTCATACCCCAACGCTACCCAGTTAGTCGAAATAAACTCTGGTACGGTAGGATCGTCAGTTTCTTTGATATACTTTTCCAACTCTTCGTATACTTCCCTACGCTCTTCCGTTGTAAGCTTTGGTGGCCTACCACCTAACCCTTTACTATCGGGTAAAGTATTGTGGCCTATAGCTGGCTCTCTACTCTCATTCATTACATATATGGTATCATATAATCGTAGTAAGCCAAACATAAACACGATAACTATGACAACACGCGATAAAACCCGGACCTTCCACATAATAGCTATCCTCTTGTGGGTTAGCGCTATTCCTGTGGTTATTGCCCTCTATCTATGGTTCCCTTCTAACTGGCTTGAGATACTTGGCTTAACCTTGTCTGTGGGCCATTTCTGGTCTATACTGGCTGCACACCTTAACGCGTTACTGGCTACCAACACAGAAGCGCCACGCGATAAGGCTTTATATGAAAACGACATTACAAGTAATACCGTAGTCGAAGCAGTTTACCCCAGTACGGTTGTAGACTGCGAGAGTACAACCGTTTGGGCTTAGGTGGTTTTAAGCCCTACTGTCTAATCTGTTTAGCCTTTGTTTGCTTATCGTAGTCGTAATATCCACGATACGCCCCGCTTGGTACATAGTATGTTACCGATCGGGGCGTATTTTCTACTACTTGAGCATTCGTACCATCGGGGGTTAGTAAGCCTTGGTTCATAGTCATAGCCTGCATACGAATTAGTTCACTGGTATGCGATCCACACGCAGTACAGACGGTTGAATATGACAGTGATACTTTGTTATGATCCGTATGCTTCTTGCACGTGCCGCAGTACAAGCTAGTCATTGTATGGTAGCCGTACGTGGCTGAGGTCCTTGGGGCTGTAGTCATTCATGCGCTTGGCATTGAAGTAGATACGCTCTACCCTTTCTAGGTATTGGTATGCTTCTTTGGGACCGGGGCGTAGCTCTTTCATAATGAAGTAAAGCTGTAATGCCTTCTTCGGTTCTACCTCTTGGCTGCTACCATCTTTATATAATATAATTGCCATATTGGTTAATAGTATGTCGTAGGTTGGTAGTGTTGTCTAGGGTAGGCGGCTGTGTATACTTTGGCGAAGCATACCATTTAACCAAGTTATTGGCATAGGGTGCCGTGGCACCGCCTACGTGGGTTAGAGTTCGTTTATCTTTAACCGTAGCCGTTCTGTCATTGCTACCGCGTCAAGGTCTATGCACTCTATGACGACTTCCCGGAAGAGCGTACGTATCTGATCCCTCAGGTGGCCGTTGGTGTCCCAGACGGTTTCTAGGCCGCTTGGGGTGCTTATGATGAGGTCCCGGCTTGGGATAAGCTTCTCTAATCTGGTCTGTGTGGTGGTTTCCATTACTTGCTACCCTTCCGTTTCTTATCTTTGGTTAGTGCTATGAATTCGTCGGCGCTTATCGTGAAGTCCTTGATAAGCGTATCCATGTTACCAAATATACCAAACATCTTACTTTTTCCCTTCTTCGATTATAGTTGATTCAATACGTGCCGGGATAAGTATCTGACCGTCATGCTTGTTCGCGAATGCGACGGCTTCTTGACTGTCGGTAAATACCTTCATGCCTAGTGCGCGCTGACGGACGGTGCGCGTCGGTTCGGTAATGTAGATATGATTGGAAATGGTCGGCTCAATACGGGTGAATTCGTAGTTATAGAGTACTACGTAGTTCATTACGCTAATTCCTTTACTGTCGTGATCTTTGCGAACTTAGGCGTAATGTAGCCCGTTACCTTAAAGTCTGTCCCGGGGACGGTCTCACCGGCTTTGTAGGCGGCGTTCAGCTTGGCAGTGTCGGCCTTGCGTACCGTAAAGTACTCCGGGGTCTGCTCACTGATCTTCCATGTCTTGAGTTCGGCCTTTACAAGGCTGCCCCAGTCGCCGGAGACTTCGTTGATACCGCGCTCTAGCATTTGGCTCTTCACGGCCTTCATTGCTTCGTCAAGCGCTTTCTGTACTGTGGTGTAGGTTGCAATGAACTGTGCCATCTGGTCGGTGTTCGCTACGTCTACTGTGTTCGTGATAGTTTGTAACTGGTTTTCCATAGTGTTATACCCTTTCTATGGTGGGGCCGCTTATGCGCGCCCCGTTAAAATTCGTGAACCGCTGACGCTTTCCATGTGATTCTGGCAAGCCTTGCAGTATGCACCGGTTTCGTCGTT